TTCATTCAGACAACGATCGCCAGCATGGCAAAGAGCATCATGCAAGAGTTCACGAAGAAACTCATCATCAATCCTAAGTGGTATTTGAAGTTCAACACGCTGAGTTTGATGAATTACGATATTCAGTCCATCTACACGGTTTTCGGTGGTCTCAGGACGCAGGGAGTAGTCACAGGAAACGAAGTACGCGACATGCTCGGCATGAGTCCGAGAGAAGACAAGGGAATGGACGAACTCATCATGCTTGAGAACTATATTCCAGCAGATCGGATTGGCGATCAGAGCAAACTGAACGGAGGTCAGGAAGATGAATAACGACAGATTCAATATCGGTAGCCGACAGATGCGAACTGTTGGCACAAATTTTGTTACACGGGAAGACAGCGGAGACCTTATCATCGAAGGTTACTTCGCTGTTTTTGATAGCAACTACGAAATTGCTCCGGGGATGAGCGAAAGCATTGCTCCGGGTGCGTTTCAGAATTCACTCGCAAATGATGTACGCGCACTGACCAACCATGACACCACATTGGTGCTTGGACGGACAAAGGCACACACGCTTGAAATCAGCGAGGACTCCAGAGGCTTATTCGGACGCATCAAGATCAATCCGAACGATCAGGATGCCATGAATTTGTACGAACGAGTCAAACGTGGCGATGTGGACCAGTGTTCGTTCGGGTTTGACATCGTTTCAGAGGACACCGAGTACCTCGAGAACGGTGGCATGCATTGGACGATCAAAGACGTGATCCTCTACGAAGTGAGCTGTTGCACATTCCCGGCTTACGAGGAGACCAGCATCTCCGCAAGAAGCGCACAGCGTGACGAAGCGATGAAACGGAAACGGCATGCGTGGACGGCAAATATGCTGAGCAAATTGAAAGGAGAAAGCAAAGATGCTTAAAGCTCTGATGCTCCGCTCCAAGATCGACAAGAAGAACAAAGAAAAAGATGCTCTTCTCGCGAAGAAGGAAGAACTCGAAAAGAGAGAAGCCGAACTCGCACAGGCGATCGAGGAAGCGGCTGAAGCGACCGAAGAAGAACAGAAGGTCGTCGAAGAAGCAGTCGAACAGTTCGAGACTGAAAAGAAAGAAAACGAGGAAGCAACAGCGAAGCTGGATGGCGAAATCGCTGACCTCGAGAACGAGCTGAAAGAGACTGAAGCCGAACAGGAACGTGAGGCAGAACCGGAACCGGCTCCGGAAGAAAAACAGCCGGAAGAAAAGAGAGAGGAAATCAAAGTCATGAATAAGAGATTTTTCAAAATGAACACTCAGGAACGTGATGCAATGTTCGCTCGTGAGGATGTAAAGACATTCCTCGCACAGGTTCGTCAGGGTATCAAAGAGAAGCGTGCGCTGACCAATGTTGGTCTGCTCGTTCCGGAAGTCTTCCTCGGTCTCATCCGTGAGAACATTGAGGACTACTCCAAACTGTACAAGCATGTATTCGTTCGTCAGATTGCTGGCGAAGGTCGTGCTGTTGTTATGGGCAACATTCCTGAAGCAGTTTGGACAGACTGCTGTGCAAATCTGAATGAACTCAGCCTCGCGTTCTACGATGTTGAGCTGAACTGCTGGAAGGTCGGCGGCTACTTCGCAGTTTGCAATGCAAACCTTGAAGATTCCGATATCGACCTCGCTTCCGAACTGCTGACTGCGATCGGACAGGCAATCGGTCTTGCACTCGACAAGGCAATCCTGTACGGAACCGGAACACGTATGCCGCTCGGCATCGTTACCCGTCTGGTACAGACTGAAGCTCCGGCAACATATCCGGCAACTGCTCGTCCTTGGGTAGACCTGCACACCACCAACATCAAGTCCATTGCGGCATCCGTTAAGGACAAGGACATGATCGCGGCTATCGTCAAGAACTTCGGTGCGGCTAAGGGCAAGTACAGCCGTGGTGAAAAAGTATGGGTCATGAACGAGACCACATACACTGAACTGATGGCAAACACTGTCGCTGTTACAGCGGCTGGTACACTCGTTTCCGGTGTCGTTGACCGTATGCCGGTTGTCGGTGGCATCATCGAAGTCCTGAACTTCATTCCGGACAATGTCATCATCGGTGGTTACTTCGACCTGTACACACTCGCTGAGCGTGCCGGTGCGAAGTTCGCTACATCTGAGCATGTTCGCTTCCTTCAGGATCAGACAGTCATGAAGGGAACAGCTCGTTATGATGGTCAGCCGGTTATCGCTGAAGGTTTCGTCGCTATCGGTCTGAATGGTGTCACACCGACTGCGGCAATGACATTTGCGGCAGACAGCGCAAACTAAGGAGTGAACTGCCATGACAAACGAAGAACTGCTTTCAATGCTGAAGCTGAATCTTGAAGTCATAACCGACTATATGGATGCGGATGCTAAAGCCGCGAAAGAGGCAGAGTTGCTCCAGTACTTGAATGCGGCTCGCGAGTACATTACGAGAGAGGGTATTGACCTCGAATCTGATTCGGCTGGAGATGCCATGCTTCTCGTAATGTACGCGTCATGGCTTTATGGCAGACGCAAAGCTGACAATTCGTACGGAGCGATGCCTCGAATGCTTCGCTGGGCTTTGAACAATCGCTTGTTCGAACAGGACATCAATGGGAACAATACTTCCAAGGTGACTCCGACAACGAGCGAGGAGGACGGGTCCGATGCTGGGTAACTTCGATGATGGCATCGCATACCTTTGCACATTGACGGATATCTCAAAACCGGGATTGAAACCGAAGGAAGTACTGACGAAGGTCGCTCGACATTTTTTTGAACAGCGGACCGTGTCGTTTCGGAGACAGTACGCGGCGAAGGGTGCGAGTGAGCAGATTGATATGCTCATCCGCATCCATTACGATCCCAAAGCGCGGATCGGGTCATATGTGGTACTGGGAAACGGTGAGCAGTACAGAGTCGACAATGTCGCTGTCGGTTATGACAGTGACTCACGGCTGAGGTATTCGGAACTGACACTGAGCAGAATGGAGGAGTATTATGACATGCTTGAATCTGAATGATACTCTTCGCTATTTTGCCGGGGTGCTGAACAAAGTAACGACTCGTGCATGGCATTACGCAAAGCCAGAGCGCGAGTCGTTTCCGTATGCAATTTGGACAGAGTATTCAGAGGAGAACTCGCTTCCGGCAAACAACCGGAAAAAGACTCAACCTATCAGCGTCACGCTTGATTACTTCACTCAGACGGAGTTCGATCCGGAAATCGACAATATTCAGAATGCACTCAACAATGCACCTCGAGTGCAGTTTGAACTGACGGACATCCAGTACGAGGAAGATTTGAACGTGATCCATTACACATGGAGTGTATCGGTTTATGGCGACAGTTGTTAGAGCTGGATTCGATGACCTGATTAAGGAGTTCAATCAAATTGCGGACCATTCTGGTGCGATGGCTTCTCAAGCCGTCTACGCAGGTGCCGGATTGCTCGCAGATAAACTCCGGGCATCAGTTGAATCGCTGGTTACTGAAGATGTCCGTAAGCACAGAGGAAAGGCTTTGCTCCCGTACGAGAAGGACGCACTTGAACGTGGTCTCACGGTCGAACGCTTCATTCACGACAAGGGCAGGGACTACACTCAGACGGCAATCACATTCCATGGCAAAACAGACCACCGGACAGCCTCTTATCCGGATGGTGTTCCCACGATACTCTTAGCGCGGTCAATCAATGCTGGAACAACGTTCCGATCAGCGAACCGGTATTTCATCAACACGGTGAACCGGAATCGCAAGAACGTTGAGACAGCGATGGTTGAAGCCGCTGAAAAAGAGTTGAAGAAGTACGTTAAGTAAGGAGAAAAACAAATGGCTATTACCGGTCTTAAAGGTGTACGCGGTGCCGAGCTTGTGAACGGTGAATATCAGAATGCGTTCCATATCGGTGACGCTATGACAGCAAACCTGTCGATCACAATGGCTGAAGGTTCTCTGTACGCAAACAACCGTAGAAAAGAACATAAGCAGAAGTTCGATGCAGGTACGCTTGAACTTGGTGTTGATGACATCATCGACAGCGTTCAGGCGAAGATGTACGGTCATGCTACAGAGGAGCTGACAATCAACAATCAGACCTATAACGTGGTGGTCTCCAAAGCAGAAGACCATCCGATCAGTCTTGGTGTTGGTTTCTATCAGACTGTTACGCGTGACGACGTTGACATGTTCCGTGTTATCGTCCTGACGCGTGTTCAGTTCTCTGAGCCTACCGACAATGCTCAGACAGCCGAAAATAACATCACGATGAATGGTCGGACGACCACCGGCACGATCCTCGCACTGGAGAATGGTGTCTGGAAGCGTGATGTAACTGTTCCGACTGAAGAGGAGGCAATCGCTATCCTCGATCAGATTCTCGGAGAGGTTCAGTAAGCAGTACAAAAACAAAAAAGGAGTGAACTATGGAGATACTGAAAGACAAAGGCAAGAAGATTACGATCTTCGGATATGAATACACACTGACGATTTCATTACGGACGATTTCACGGATGACCGAAAAACTCGGATCGCTTGAGGAACTTATGCTCAATTATGAGACCATCCCAGTTATCCTCTCGCTGATGGTTCAGGACTACTGTGAAAAGCATCCGGATGCACCGACAGAGGCATGTGACGCGGAAACGTTGCGGTCATATCTTGATCCGACGGACATTCGGCATCTTCAGGAGTTCATTCAGTCGATTCTGAATCCGAAACAGGACGAAGAGTCAAAAAACGCATAAAGCCAGCATGGTATGAGTTCGAGTGCTGGCTTTTAATCGGAACGATTCTCTTACATCAGCCGGAGGACCGAGTGTTTACTTGGTCCCCGGCATTTATTTGGAAATTGACCGAATACGTGCTGAATTTCAAGTATCTCGGCATGAATCCGGTCCAGCCGGGGGATTTTACCTCCGAACTAAAAGAACGCGAGAAACGGCTCATCCGAGCCGACAAAGGAATGGCATCTTTAGACGATATCATTCCTCTATAAGGAAGGAGTGAATGCATGGCAACTGATGTAAAAGCAGTATTGAAAGCCGAAGGCGAAGATTCGTTTTCACGAGCGTTCCGAAATGCCACGTCTTCAGTTAAGGCATTGGACACTGCTGTCAAAGCGAATGCGGCGGCATTTGAAAATACTGGCGACAAGATGGGTTCTCTTCAGGAGAAGTCATCACTCCTTCGGAAAGAAATCTCCGCACAGGAAAACGTTGTCAAACTGGCAAACGAAGAACTGAAGCGACTTACTCAGGAATACGGCGAAGGGTCCACCACAGTCAACGATTATCAAGCTAAGGTAAACAACGCAACAGCCAAGCTCGAGCGGATGAAGACTTCTCTCGATGAAAATGAGAAGGCGATGGAGAGCCTTGGCAAGGAAACAACGAGTACCGGAGAGAAACTCCAGTCTGTCGGAGATAAGATTTCAAGCATCGGAAACAATTTGAAATGGCTGAGTGCAGGTGCGGCAACCGGTCTGACCGGCATGTTCAAAGCGGCATCAGACCTCAACGAGAATCTGAACAAGACTGAGGTAGTCTTCGGAGATCTGTCGAATGATGTGGTGGATTGGTCGAAGACCACGCTCTCATCGTTCGGTATTGCACAGAGTTCAGCTCTTGAGATGTCGTCATTCTTCGGAGATATGGCAACTTCAATGGGACTGACCACCGAACAGGCGGCTGAGATGGGCAAGGAACTTGTCGGTCGTGCCGGTGACATGGCATCCTTCAAAAACGTATCTCTCGATGTTGCTCAGAATGGTCTGGCGGCTATTTTTACAGGACAGGCGGCAAGTCTTCGCAGATTCGGTATCGTCATGACTGAGGCAAACCTTGAAGCGTATGCTCTTGCGAATTCCTATGAGAAACAGTACAAGGACATGGATCAGGCTGAGAAGGTCATGCTCCGTTACCAGTATGTTATGGACGCAACGAAGAATTCAGCCGGAGACTTTGCGAACACAAGTGATGGTGCGGCAAACAGTGTCCGCGTGGCACAGGAATCCTTGAAGGAAGCGGCGGCTACGCTTGGAGAGGAAGTCATTCCACTCGTACTTCCACTGATTCAGAATGTCACTGACCTCGTACAGGGTGTAAATTCACTCGACGAAGGTACGAAGAACATGATCGTCACAGGTCTTGCGGTTGTCACAGTTGCCTCTCCGATTTTGACTATCGGAGGCAAGCTTATCTCTGGAATCGGATGGATGATCGGAACAGGTCTGCCTAAGCTGGCTGGTCTTTTCGGGATCACCGGACAGGCGGCAGTCACCGCAGGTACTACCGGAGCGGTTGCGATTGGAAGTCTTACGGTCCCGATTGCCGGTGTAATTGCGGCTCTAGGTGTCTTGACCGCCACGATCATCGGAGTCCTTGCACTATTTGACCAGCTCGAAAGTAAAAAGAACAGAGCATTGAATCAACAGCGCATGGACAACATCAACGCGAATTATAAAAAAATTGATGCCAACACGCGTCAGTATTACAACGCGGCTGATGTTACATCTGTTTGGAATGGTTCCGGATGGGATGATTATGTGAAGAATGGTGCGTCTATGACCACGCAGGGTCGTCGTGATTACTATGCGGACCAGATGGAACGGGACAGTGTTACAACGAATAACTATAACTTTGATGTCAATGTTTCACAAGTCAGCGATCTTCAGGACCTGCTGAATATGGCAGACAGCGCACAGAGGCTCGAAAGGATGGAATAAAGCATGGCGGTAAGACCAAAGTATATTTATAAGTTAAATACCGGTGATTATGTTATTCTTTCGAGTGTTTCACCGTCAGGAAATGTGACGGTAAACAAAGGAGAAATGCTGTTACTCGTCTACGATGCATATGCTATCGCGCATTATGGAGTCGGCAAGAAAATAAGAATAACGACTACTGCTGTTTCGGTTCCTAGTGGAACATATAACTTGTATTGCCCTTTTTATAACAGGTATGCTACAGGTTCTATCACGATTGGTCAAAAGTTCACTTATAATTCTTCGATACATTGTTCGTATGGAGAGTATAGCTCTAGAAGCGGTCAATATGGCTATGATGGAAATTTAAACCCTATTCGATCTGTAAATGGATATGTCTATGTGACCTATAGTGCAAGTGCAGTTAACTCTGGCGGATCGCTTCTTGATAATCAAACAATTACGCTATCCGGATTCGACTTGACGTTTGAAGCCTATTCGACATATCCGTTTACTGTAACATCAAGTCTTTCGGGAGGATACAAAAGTCCATCAAAACCATTCACTGTTGACTTGTCAGCGACATATTATTCTGATGCGATTACACAATACAAGATTGCCAGCGGTACGTTTTATCGTAAAAAAGCAGGTGCGTCTTCCTATCAGCAGATACCTTTTACCGGTCGCTCTGTCACTGTATCAGCTGGAACGTTAGAAAGTAATACTTCATACGATGTTTATTTGACCGCAAAAGCTTCAAATGGTGCGAATGCAACAACATCTCATGCAACCATTAGTACCGTTGATGGTACAGCAGTAGTGTCGGTTGTTTCACCGAATAACGAAGTGACGCATGGTGATGTTACTTATGCGTGGAATTATTCTAACACCACCGGCGAATCACAGTATGCGTTCGATATTCAGACCTCGCCCAACAACTCAACGTGGACAACAATTTTCAACCATGTAGTGACTAGCCAAACTTCTGCGAATTACACGCAGACAAGCTCTGGAGATACATACTGGAGAGTTCGCGGATATAATCAAAATAATGTCGCAGGTAGTTGGTCTGCATCAGCAAAATATATCAACAACGTTCCTCCACAGCCTCCGGTTATTTTGGAAATCATTCCGGGTGGACGGATTCAGGTGCGGTGGTCCGCAGAGAATCAGATATCATACAGAGTTGAAGTGATTGACGATGCCACAGGGCAGACAATGTATGACAGTGGTGATGTGTACAGTTCAGAATCTCTTGCGCTTGTAAATACTTATCTTCCAGATGGGAGTTACACAATCCGAGTCAAAATCTCCAACATTTATGGAAAAGAATCGGATTGGGCGACAAGTAGCTTTCAGCAGACTTCGGAACTGTCAGAATTAGAATACTCAGCAAATTACACGGAAAACGGAGTAACAATCACCATTTTGTCGGAGGGATTCGAAACTTATTACCTCGTGAGGAATGGACAGCTTGTAGCTCATTTCAATGAAACAACATATACCGACATGTTCACATCCGGCGAAACAAATTATCGATTGATTGCAGTTGACTCTGAAGACAACTTTGCACAGGCAATCTTCACGATCAACGCGGCTGTACCTTCCGCAAGACTTATCACTCCGAGTGGACAGGTTATCACAGTTTCTGAACGCTGGGACAACTTCAACAATGCTGAGCATTCTGAAGAGATCAGGTACAGCGCAAATGAGTATCTTGGTGCATCGTATCCTGAACACCTGTTCTCTAAGATGCATATTAAGCGATTCACACGAGCGTTTTATGATCCGAATCGGATTGCGAAACAGCTTCTCGGTAAGGTGGCATTCTATGCGGATGAATACGGGAATGGTGACTGGGTGGCTATCACATCATACACACGTTCCGATTCATGGCTTGGTGATGCCACAAATATTGAAATGGAGGTAACGACTCGGAAGGAGGACGTGACATATGCCGTATGATTTTCGAGTTGATATTCTCCGAAATAAAGCAAAGATAGGTGAACTCAACACCACTTCGGTGAGACTGAATTTTGATGAGTCAAAACCTGTCATGAAAAGTATGTCTGTTGACATGCATGGTTTCCGGATGTCGCAAAGCACATTTACATTCGATATGTTTAAGGACCGGCTGAGACCGGTCCTTATTGTCGATGGAGAAGAATCTCCGTTAGGTGTTTATATGGTGATGGCGGCTCCAAAAACGATAACTGACACAGAGACCTATCACACACTGGAAGCGTATGATGAGACGATGCTTCTGAAGCAAGCGTGCTTCGAGGCGCGTACGTTTTATGCATCCGGAACGAGATATCTGTCGATCGTAGAAAATATGCTGACAAGTGTTGGACTGGGGGACGTGTATGCCGAAACCTCAACATCTTCTGCTCCGGTAGATTTCGAAATCGCTCCGGGTGAGAACTATCTGGACACGATCAACAGCATTCTTGATGCCATCAACTTTCAGCATGTCTATGCGGATGCGAATGGGACAATAAACCTTCGAAGAGTCAAGAATCCGACTGTTCCTCAGTTCACATACAAGACAGCGGATGATTTCAAGCTGTCTCCGAAACTGACAGAAAGTACCGATATTTACAATCTTCCGAATGTGATTGTCGGTTTATATTCTTCACCGGATTCAAACACTCCTGTTATCTACAAGAAGGTGAACGATGATCCGAACAGTACAATCAGCACTGTAAACAGAGGCTACAGGGTGGTGAAAACGGTTAATCTCCGGAGTTCGTCAGCGGAAACCGATTTGGAAGGATATGTCGACAGAATCGCATTTGAGGCAATGCAAGCGACTGAAAGTGTTGAATTCGGCACGGCGGCTGAAGGGGGACATGAACCAAATACAGCCATCCAGCTCGACACGGAAGAGGTGCGTGGCTTGTTTGTTGAGAAAGGATGGGACATTTCTATCTCGACTGGATCATTCGAAATGACACACGTCGCTGAAAGGAAGGTGTTCGTATGATTTTGGGTACAATAAGTTCTTATTCTTCAGGGAGCGGAGTGACATTGACAATCGATGGAGAAACTTCTCCGACAACCAAGAAATATATGTTTTTAGGATCATATACACCTGTTGTTGGTGATAGGGTCCTGATTGAGGAAATATCTGATTCGTATGTTGTCCTAGGAGTAGTTGTTTCGACACCAAAAATAATACAGGCACGTCGAGTCACACAATATTCCGATAACCCAACCGGGAGCAATTATGTAGAGTTTACATATTTCAACTCTAATTTGTGGGTCAGAATAAATGGCAGTACACAGTTCGCCCTTGCAAAGGGATAAGGGGAGGAGAGCATGATCGAACAGACTTATAAACTGAGCATGATTCCGTTCGAAGAACAGAGACGGAGGAGTTATGAGATTCCGATCGTCCCGGCATCGCAGTATGACAAGACACTGCGAACGCTGAGCTTCGAACTGTATGACGGTGAAGACCGTTTTATTATTCCGGCTGAAGCGGTCGTGTACATCTTTGGAATGAAGCCGGACGGCAATGCATTCCAGTATCAGATGACCGTAGAAGACAACATGGCGAAGATCGCGATGCAGACACAGATGACAACTGTGGCTGGATGCGTGACCTGTGAGGTCGTCCTCTTCGAAGAAAATACATCCGGACCTCGCATCGGATCAGCGAATTTCAAGCTGATGGTGGAAGAATGCGCGGTCGGAGATGATGCGGAGTTCTCGAGATCGGATATGCCGGTCATTCAGACATTGATTTTCGGAGGAACTGCTGGAGACGTTCTTGTGAAGGACGTTAACGGAGTATCGTGGTCTTCCGAAGCACCGTCCGAAGGTTATATGCGTTATGCTCAGTACGATCCTGAGATTACAGGAACCGTAAACTCCGCACGCAATGCCGAGAAGGTCGACGGACACACTGTTGCACGTAATGTCCTTGCGAACGAGTACACGAACGCAGAAATTGATCAGAAGATTGCTGAAGGTGGTGGAGGAGGCAATGCTGTCTGGGGAAGAATCTCCGGTGACATTGCGAATCAGTCAGACCTCCAGCGCGAGCTGAGCAACAAGGTCACGAAGGTTGCCGGGAAGGGACTAAGCACGAACGACTTCACCGATCAGTGGCGAAACAAACTCGAAGGAATTGAGGCAGGTGCTGAGGTTAACGTTCAGGCGAATTGGGATCAGACAGTCGTAACGGCTGACGATTACATTCAGAATAAGCCGACCATCCCGGAGAACACTTCCGACCTCGTAAACGACAGCGGATTCATCACAGCGGCACTCGCTCCTGTACAGGGAGTCAAAGGTTCCGCTGAGTCTGCTTACCGGACAGGAAGCGTAAGCATCAGTAAAGCGAACATCGGACTCGGAAACGTCGACAATACATCCGACGCTGACAAGCCGATCAGCACGGCTGTGCAGACCGCTCTGGACGCGAAACAGGGAAAACTGACAGCTGGGAGCAACATCACCATCGATGCAAACAATGTTATTTCTGCGGCTGGTGGTGCAGAGACCGGTGGACACACCATTCTCAATGCATCCGGATCAGCGATGCCTCAAAGAGAGAAGCTCCAGTTCAACGGAGCAACGGTAACTGATGATTCTGCAAATAATAAGACTATTGTTGCAGGTCTTAAAGGCGATCCGGGAGAAAAAGGTGATACGGGTCCAGCAGGTGCAACCGGAAATGGTATTTCATCTGCAGTACTCAATGCTGACTACACACTGACTCTCAATTTCACGAACGGAACATCCTACACCACACCGAATCCGATCAGAGGCGCGACCGGTGCAACAGGTCCTCAGGGACCTCAGGGTCCTCAAGGCGAAGATGGTGCTACTGGTGCAACCGGTCCGAAAGGTGACACAGGTGATACAGGTCCAACAGGTGCGACAGGTAATGGCATTTCCTCAATTACAAAAACCGGCACGGTCGGACTTGTAGACACGTACACGATCGCATTCACGAACGGTACATCGACGACCTTCACTGTCACGAACGGACAGGATGGGTCGACAAACATTCACTGGGGAGACCTTACCGGAAGTATTGCGAATCAGACAGACCTGAGTAATGCGCTTAATGCAAAGGCAGATGTCACAGCTTTAGAGACAAAAGCAAATGCCTCAGACATTGCAACAATCGAAAGTGGAACAACTGCTTCACAGACGTACACAAAGGGCGATTATTTAGTTCTGGAAGGGCAGTTATATAAGGTCATCGAGAATATCGCAACAGGAGAATTGTTTGACGTTGGGACGAACATCGAATCGACCACTGCTGGGGCAGAGCTTACGGCATTAAATAATGGTTTGGCGTCTATAAAGACACTTGATAGTTTCATCGGTTACAAAGACCGCACAATCTCAAATATTTCGA